AGGTAGGCTACGTAGGTGTCTCCTGATCCATTAAAATTACTATTATCGCCAACGGTAAAAACACTATCCGTAGGGGCTGTGTCATTCCATGCTGCGCTTGAGTTAATTCTAGCATTTGTTCCGTCTAGCAGAAGAATATAATCCTCTGGTGCGCTAGAATCAACACCTCTATGATATACATACCAACTAGCAGAACCATTTGTACGTTTAACTATAATCATACCCGGAACAGAGCCTAGTGAATGGCTTATTGTTCTTCCTAAAACTCCATTTCCAGTATACGTCACAACGTCAAAAAACTTTTTGGCCTTGCGAAATGTCCAACTGACGTAGTCGTGAGGTGAGCCGTTAATATTACCGTTTGTTCCTAAGGTAAAACCATTGGAGTTAAAAGAAGATAAACCAGTTGATTGAGTAAGTTCAGCAGCGGCAGACTGAGACTGCAATAACTTCAAAGCCCCACGTTCAGTGTCATACAAAACGTGTTCTACCGAAGTTGATCTAGCTTTTACCCAAACCAAACCACCTTCACCTGCAAGGTCAATTCCATTATCTATTGCTGTAGACGTGTCGTTACCAGTATGCAAAAACGTGCTGAACACATCCGTAACATCAAGAGCTGCACCACCAGCCTGACCAGCCGCAGCCTTCAATAATTTAGTTGATATGTTCATTATTTTATATCCTGACCAGCGACCAACAGATTGTATATCGTGCCACCGTCTGTTGTGAAAATTACAAACGTATCAATCGCATTTGCCGTAGCCGTAAGCGTAGGAGCAGTACCACCAACAAAGTCAACACTTGCTGGAAATGTCACTGTGTAACCACTAGCAGACGCATCCTGTTTTATCTTCAGTACAAAGCTAGACACCTTGCCGCTACTCGCTGGATTGCTAAACGTATACGTTACATTCTCAGTCAGCGTATGCTCAAACACATTACCATCACGCAAGTTAAGCGTTGCGGCATTAGAGCTAGACGTTACAGAGGTGCTTTCCTCAATTGTGCCGTTGTCAAACGTAGCTACACCATTTGCATCAGTTGTTACAAAGGCGCTTGCATTAGTAGTGCCAAGAGCATTGGGTAGAGCTACTTCATAGGTTGCGCTTGCGCTATGTGGAGGGCTTGCCACTGTAACGCCGTGACTGTTATTCTCACAGTTTAAAACAATTTTGCCCGAGTTATCATTACCCCTTACAACAACTTTACCTGTTCCATTTGGCGCAAGGTCTAAGTCTGCATTAGATGTTGTTATAATATCAAAACCGTTAGTGCTTAAATTTGCAGCAAGACCAGTAGATAAATTTAGCGTTGTTCCAACTATTGTGCTAAACGCGCCAGTGCTTGCTGAGTTTGCGCCGATGGGCGTGCCATCAATAGAACCTGAGTTTATGTCTATTCCTGTAACTGGCGTTGTCCCGTCAAATAGATTATCAATGGAATCTAAATTTGTATTTATTTTAGTACCCCATGTGTCCTCTGAAGCACCTACCTCTGGTTTAACCAAGGTATAAGTTGTTGTCGTTGTATCTGCCATAATTCTTTCCTTATGCTGCCTCTCTTACAGGGGAGTCCGTCCACGTAACAATACCATCATCAGTTGCATCTGTCCATGTATCTGTAGGTTCTGCATCATCTTCCCATTTAAACCTACCACTTGCAGTTAAGCTTGCTGTAATTGCAATGGCAGATGCACCGCTTCTTATAACTGCAGAACTTGCCGTAACTGCAGAAGTTAAAGATATAGTTGAAAGACCTGTTACACTGCCCTCACCGCCAGATGTCACACTCGATGTTGCAGTAATCGCAGCAGCACCAACAGCCGTTACGTTTGCACTTGCAGTTAAGCTCGCACTTGCAGCAATTGTAGCAAGGCCAGCTTCTACGCTTTGGTTCTCACCATATATGCTTGTGCCATAGGTGCGTAATCCATAGCCTGTCCTGTAACCATCTGATTGTGCATACTTTTCTGCACTTGCACTAACGCTAGATGTAAGAAAGACATTTATCAGCGCATCAGTTACAACATCGGCGCTAGCTGTAACGCTTGCACTTGCAGCAACTGTAGATGCACCAACCTTAATAACCTGTGCACTTGCAGAAACACTAGATGTTAAAGTTGCCGTTACAGAACCGTCAATCGCACCTGTAACACCGAATACACCAGTGCCAAATGTGCCAATGCCGAATCCTGATCTATACGGCATTAATTAAGCGTAATGTCTATATCGCCAGCAGGGATACGGAAAACATCTCCTGTGCCAATTGCTTTTGATGCAGATAAGCTACTATGTGCAATTAAATTACCGCTAGAGGACGCATCAAATATACCGATATGACTTATCGTACCCCAAGAACCTGTTGCAGCCGTAAACTCAATTGCGCCCGATGTTGTTGCAGCATTGCCTGATACGGTAAATGTAGCTGCCTTACGTGTGTAAGCATTGCCGCTAATTTCGGTTGCGCCTGACCCAGTATCCGTAGGATCAGCAGTAAATAGGCCAACATACCAAGCTGTAGGCCGCGTTACGCTTGTTGTCGTAAACACATAGTTCAAAACATGTGTCTCAAATGTATTGGAAAAACTCATAAATCACTCCATTAGATGCATCTGCGCTCACTATAGCGCATTTTTTTAATTTTAGTAAGCGGCTATCTTCATCCTTAAATTACCACTAGATTGTCGTGTTCTATTGCTAGAACTATTGAGGCTTGCAACTGCCCCTGCGTAAGCAGAACTCCAAACAGGTATTCGCTCATCATCAGATAAATAAGGTGCAGCCTGCAATAATGATCCATACAAATATGCATCTGGGGCTGTATCAAGCAGCCAATTAGAGGTGTTGCTATCTGACAACGGATCAATCTTTTCATAATACACAAGCTCAGTTGCGTAAGTTGTATCTGGCGTAGGATGCAGTTCAAACGTATCACCGACATGCGCGTAATATTTTGGCCTACCTGCAGTGTCCTGATTAGTCTGGCGTCTTGCACTTAGATCATCAATGCTGACCATCTCTAGCCTATATGTATCGCCTGTGTTGAGCGTAAACCTAATTGTCTCAAGCCAACCACTCGGAACTTGGCTATATCTGCTATCAAGATTAGCATTACTGCGCTCTATCATTTTATAATGCCGAACCTCGCGCTCCATCTGATGCTCGGCAAGCGTAATAAAATCAGGAATAACAGCAGTTAAATCACTCCTGTTTAACCAATCAGCTATGCTTGCTTTAAGTTCTGCGAATGTTGTAAGTGCCATCTAGCATCTCCATCGTTTTCTAGCTTGCCGCAAACGACTATTCGGATTCTTGGCTGCTTTGGGAAACTTCTTCATCTGACCTGCTGACCTAGCACAATATGACTTACGCCTAGCCTTTTCTTTCTCGGTCAAGTTCTTTTTCTTTGTTACTGCACCTTGCAGCTTAGACTTGGGATTAGCCGCCCTGTGACGCCTTATCCCATCTGGGGTCATACCTGCACCGTCTTTTGTCTTACGGTAATTCGGACTTTTACCTGTCGTAGTCCTACGTATGGCCTTTTGTCGGGGCATTATCTTTATCTTGTTGCCATTTGCTGTTTGTACGTATTAAAAATATCTCTCATAGCTTGAGGATTATTAATTACCCCAGAAAACATAGGGTCATTTCTTACCTGCTGCATAAAGTTCATAAATTCTGTATCGTCTGCCACTGGTGCTGTAGGCATCCCCATATCGCCTCTACCAGAGCCTTGCATAGGCATACCCATTGCACCTCTACCAGAACCAACAGGAGCACTTGGCGGCATAGGCATACCCATTGTTCCCCTGCCAGAACCCTGCATAGGCATACCCTGCATTGGTGCAGGCTGCGCTACACTTGGCGGTGCATAATTAGGAAAAGATTGCTGCGGCACAACAGGCATCTCAGGTATAAACTGATTAGACTGTGGAAATGTTCTTTCACGTGGCTTCATATTTTGCGTAATCGGCCCAGCATCATACGGTAAAGCCTTAATTACAGCAGGTGTTGCCGCAGCTTGCTGTGGCGTAATCCCTTGCTCTGCAAAAAACTCATCTCTCGCCTCACGCCTGACTTTATCCTCAGAGCCATACGGATTAATTGGCATAAGGTTTGCCAACATGCTAAATATACCGCCGCCCTCAAACTGATTGCCGCGTTGCCCTGCGCCGCCACCGTCAATCATATCAAGAAAATCTAAAAACTTAGCTCGGTCTGCCATTACTTCTTACCCTTTTTCCTAGCACGAAGCTTTTTAAAATCTGCCCCTGTAATCTTATTACGTGGTTTTGCAACTGCAGCAAGCTTCTTCTGCTTAGCGCTATACTTACTCATCGGCATTACTTCTTACCCTTCTTTGTTTTCCAGCTTATTCGCTTTGGCCCCGTCTTACGTTTAGCGGCCTTTTTAGCTGCAGCAGACTTTGATTGAGCTTTAGGACGGCAAGCTGGGTAAGGTCTCCCCTTATCCTTCTTTCCGCTGCGACCACATTTTTTCCCTGTCTTAACATCTCGCCAATCTTCTTTAAACCACTTTGTTAAGCCACCTGTCGGCTTCCTAGCCATTAGTACTTACCACCACGCTTTTTGTATTCTCGCACCAACCACGCATTTGCATACGCACTAGGATATACGTCAAACTTACGTTTAGCCGCAGCCTTAACCCTCGCATAAAGCTGAGGGTTTTTAGGCTTTGGGCTAGAGGACTTGCTTTTTTTAGCAGCCACTATTTACGCATCTTTTTCTTAGTTTTAGCTTTTTTCTTCATTGCTCTGGGTTTCATCGCCATGTCATTCTCCTTTTTCTATCTACAACAAGCGCCTCATATTCAGCGCTGGTATACGCTTCATAATAACCTAAAGGATCAAGTTTGTCACTTGCATTTATAACAAGCTCCAAATCTTGCAAAAACAGCATACAATATTCCCTATCAAGACTGCTTTCCCACTCACTATCAAACAAAAAATCTAACTCAGCATCCTCTGCACCATAATCAGGATGAAACTGCATACAATGCAAAGCAACAAATCTATGGTTTAGCCTCTTGGTAAACTCTTCAAACTCAGTCATATCAGGCAAATTATATGACGCCAGAATAACCAAATCCTTATCAAACGCATCAAAATCAAAGCAATACTTATCAGCCTGCAGAATAATATCTTCAAGCTCAACAACCATTACCTTATCTTGCTTCCACGCCTGCCTCGCATACGGACAAGGCGGCATACCCTTCAAATACTTGCTCGGCTGCTCCAAAACCTCGCGTGACCAACTCCGCAAATCACTCTCAATACTAGGCAATTCCACGCAAATTCCTTCTTATCTCACCACGCCACATATTAAACTTACCAGACAGTGCAGTTGCAGCATCGCTTGCCATCGTC